CATTTTATAAACAATTAAAACATCAAAAACAATGGCAACAAAAAGACAAAAGAAGACAGTCATCACGGGTGTTAGCCGCGATGCAGCCGAAGAGGCATTTGCAAGCTATGCGAAGGCAGATGCACAGATTGAGAAAATCAATGCAGAAATTGACCTGCAATGTGCGAAGATCCGCGAGAAGTACCAGCAGAAACTTGGCGAGCTGACGTGTGAGCGCGAATGTGCGTTTGAGACCCTGCAAGCCTACGCCACCGAGAACCAGCCAGAACTGTTCTCAAAAAAGAAGAGCCTTGACATGGCTCATGGTACCATCGGCTTCAGAACCGGCACACCGAAGTTGAAGACCTTGAAAGGCTTCACATGGGCAAGCGCTCTGACACTGGTCAAGAAGTACATCCCTGGCTATGTGCGCACGAGTGAGGAAATAGCCAAAGACAAGCTCCTGGCAGACCGCGAACTGGAGGCAGTGGAGTTCATGGAGAGCGAAATCACCAAGAAGCGCATCCCTATGTGCGACGCAATGGCCGAATGTGGCATTTTCGTGGCCCAAGATGAGACTTTCTATGTAGAGCCTAAGAAAGAGGACACAGACCAATAAAAAGTCTGTCAGAGGGCTTAAAAACAGCCTTTTGTACTTAATGTGAACTGAAAATGAGGCATTCCAAGCGGGATGCCCCATTTTTTATGCACAAAGTGCAGAATTTTGTGTATCTTTGCACGCAGAATGGCACGTGGCAGGAACAAAGAGCTGATGGAGTCCAGGGACCAGAGAATGTTTGAGCGCTATTACTACTGGACTGAAATTCGCAGACTTCGTTTTGATGACACCATCAAGAAGTTGAGCGAAGAGGAATTTTTTGTGTCAGAGAGCCGCGTGATGCAGATAGTGCGCAAGATGATCCAGAGCGGTGCCACTTGTGACGGCAAGCAGATAGCGCGTCCACTGTTCACCGGTTTCAAGGTGGCAGTGTCTAAAGCTTCTGCACCGAAAGCACGACCCTTGGCTTCTCAGCAGCTGTCACTGTTTCCCGAATGATGTCCTTGACGGAAACAGAGTACAGCATTTCATAGACCTTTATTCCGTGACTCCATGTGTAGAAGCGTGACTTCTCTCGTATGAGTTCCCCATCCTCATCAGGACGGTAGCACTGCAGAGCTTTGTGCAGGTCATCGACCATTTCAGCCCTGTCCTGCATGGCCTCCATCGTTCCAGAACCGTAGTGCGTATCATCATAGCAGTCGATGACCAGGCGCACGTTGACCTTTGCCTTTCCCTTCTGGCTCTTCCCGCTGAGGTTAGACCATTCCGTTTCAGGCATGTCGATGAGCACACAGGGGAACGTGACAGGATATGTCTGCATGTCCTCTTTGTCGATAGCCTCCAGTTGTCCGTAGTCTTCATCAACCAGTGAGAGTGAAGGCATTTGCTCCTTGATGTGGTTAATGAGCTGATAAAGCAATGATTCCATCTTTTATTTTCTGAATTGAGTCGTTAATGAGTTTGTTTACTTTCACGCGCAGTTCCGCAGAGTCGCCCATGAACTGGCGCTGAGGTATGTGAGCGTGGACGGTGATGTTCCGCTTTTTGGTGAGTGCAAGGCCTTTCCACTTGTCAGCCTCAGCAGGCAGTTCTTTCGGCAGCTTACCCTTGCCCTTGATACCGGCAAGCGAATAGACCATGTGCCAGGCATACTTTCGCATCCGTTCCGTGACAGTGGGATGTGTGGTGATGTCGCCCCCGTCATTGTGGATGGCAGCATAAGGCACAGGGTCCTCGATGGTGACTTGCCCCGGAGCGGTGGATGCCTGGATAGAGCGCATCATGTGGTTACGTCTGGAGGTGAGCGGCCCGTATTTGGCATCAGGGCTGTTGCTGTCCTGGCGACGTGTCCGTTTCCAAGGGTGCAGGCCATTGTCGAGCCAGCCGCCATCACGGAAGTTCTGCTTGAAGTGATTGACGGCAATGACCCCCACCTTACGAGGGAGGCGGTCATTGACTTCCTTCAAGATGTCATCCTTGGCTTTCTTGACCAGCTTTTCAATGTCGTTTGCATCCATAGTCGTTTATTTAGGCATGGCGGTATAGAGTGCCATATCACGGAAAAAGTCGGCATTCTTGTTGACCTGCTTTGTCCTGATGAGCAGATGGATCTGCTGCATGGAAATGACAGTCGGTTTGCCCTTGAAGTTGAGCACTAAGAATTTGCGACGTTGCTCATTTGCGAGCTGCTGAGCCTTCTTGATGGCTTGCTTCTTTCTGGCGTTGAAGAGCCAATTTTTGAAGCAGAAGATGATTTTTTTCATATTTATGTTTGTTTATTAAAAAAAAGTTTGTACCTTTGCGACAAAATCACGGGGTTAGCCATTTGAAAAACAATGGACCTCGCTTACTGCCTCCTTCGGGGGGCTTTTTTTATATTTCATATTCTATCAGTTCTTTCCGTCCTTTTATGACACAGACAACATGCTTCAAGTCCTTGTCAAGTAACTGCCCGTCATTAGTCCTGAAATGCCTGAAATAATTGATGGACTTTTTCATCTTTCTCTCATCAAACAGTTTCGGATCATGGAAATAGAAACACATGGTATCTGCATGTTCTGTGACATCAGGTCTTGCGTTGTATTTCTTTAGCTGCTTGTTCTTGGAAATCATGGAAGAGCTATACCAGCCATGACCAGTAATTGAGCGTATATCCATCATTCGACCGTCTAATCTCATATCAAGAGCCGCAAGCCTGTTGCCACCCATCTTCTTTGACTCATCACACAAGATGACAGTACGGCCCATTTTGAATAAGGCATCCTGGCACTCACGTTCAAGATCTGAAGATGTGAGGCCTCCAAAGAAGCGCTCATCTTTGGTATCAGAATGTTCTATATGACCGACGTGGGTTGCCTTAATGCCACCCGATTTTTTGTCATATTCTACATGAAGATACTGTTCATCTTTTCTTAGCTCATTATATTCGCTTTTGCGTTCAGCCTCCTTTGCCTTTTTGAGTTTTGCATCAATCTTGCTACAAGCGTGGCAGTGCTTTTTCGCGTCTGAAAATATGGAGCCTAACAAATTCGACATCCCCTTATTGAAAGGACAACTGCCACAGTTCTCAGGGAAATACGGGTGATTGTCTGAGAACGTATGCCCATCTTTGCCCGGATTGTTTTCAAGTCCGCGTTGTGGCTTTGTCTCTTCGAGGCCATCAGGACGGTTGACAGGCTCATCGGTAGCCTCCAGTGAGCATTTGCAGTTCCAGCGGTCGCCAGGGTGATGCTCGTTCCAGAACGGATCATCGACAGGCAACGTGAGTTTCAAACGCCAGTAGGCAGCGTGAGTGCTTTCAGGTTCCGGCGATGTGGTAGGCATCCATCGGAGGTTTGGGAAGATGTCTTTGTTCCGCTCGAACTCTTGCCAGTCAGCAGCTGCATGAGCGCGTATGACCGCCGTATCGTATTCCGTGCGAAGCCATGAGCCTACCTGATGAGACGATATGCTGGAAACATCCTGCACCCACTTGTCAAAGGGTTTCAGGTTGCCGTTGGCATCGAAGAGCTTTGCCGCCATGTCCTCACCCATCATGTGTACCTTGAAGGCAGCAAACACCTCATTGGAGTGCCGTAGGTTCTGGTAGAAGAGGCGGTCGTGTGTTGGCGGTGTCTTTGCCTGAGCAAGACCTTCCACTGTTCCCTCGTTGATGACACGCAGCACCTCACGCCAGATGGTGGGCTCTACCTCGTTGGATGTGTCGAAGCCGTTATATACTTTGCGCAGGAACTGGCTAAGGACATCGGCATCGAAGCGGATGGAGTCAGTGAAAGCAGCGGCAGAGCCACTGCCTACAGAACAACAGTGGCAATCGTGATCGCCATAGTAGAGCGTATCGATTAGAAGTCGGTGTCCGCCCCGGTGTTCGGGGCTATTCCGAAAAAACGGCTCAAACGGTTTTTGAACGCTTTTTTATCATTGTTCAAATTGCTTTTGTCAGGCGTTTTGTCATCATCTGCGTGACTGTTGTTCAGACTGTCACGGATGGCTTGCTTTTCGGCTTCTTTTTTTGCCTTCTGTTGCTCGTAGTCCTTAGGCTTCTCTACCCCGAAAGTCTCATAGAGCCAGTCATCATCCATCGGCAGCCCCATAGACTGGAGCTTCTGCACGATGTCTATTTGCTGAGAAGGGATGATCTTGTCTTTCTTGGCATAGACAAACTCACCTCCCTCGATGTTGAAGCCAAGAGCGCCAAAGATAGGCCGCATGTCATAGTTCAGGATGTCCAGGATGAAGTCGCGGTCATCCGCGTTCATGTCATCCTCTTCCTCCTTGTGGACTTCACCCAGCGCCTGTGTGCCTGTTTCCTTGGCATCGGTCGTGAGGGTGTTGCCCAGGACACGGATGGAGATCTTGCTATCCCAATAGTCGGCAAAAGTCTTGTAGAGGTCAGAAGAGCCTGTCTTGTTGCCAGCCTCTATCAAAGTCAGCTCGCTATCCTTCGGGTGGATATACACAGCATTGGAACCTTGCCGTCTGGCATCCGCAATGAGGCGCTTTCTTGCCGTCTCATCACCCGCATCATAGGTGTATTCGCGTATGGGCATTCCGAAGATATTGCAGAACTGCGCCCAATCAGCCATGTCACCACGTTTGTAGAGCACGGCAGGCATGAGTTCCGCAAAGATGCCGAGGCCTCTTTCTGTACCGACGAAGAGACAGTTAGGGAAGTTTTCGATGGGAAGGCCCTGCTGGTCGCCCTGGAACTTCAGCAGCTGCTTCTGCACAGGGTCATAGTGCTTGCGGTCTATGAGGTCATAGCGGATGTTCCCATCATCGTCAAGGTAGAACTGTACGAGCGTGAAGCCCCAGAACTCAGCCATGAGCAGGTCTTTGCGCAGCTGCTTGAACCAAGGTGAGCGCAACTGTGCATTGATGGCATCATCGGGTATGCCGTTACGCTGGAACTGGACGGGCAAGCGTGTGACTCCACGAAGACGCTTGGCAATCACTCCGGCGAGATGGAGGTCGAGCATGGCAGACTCGTACATATCGTAGAGTCTTGTGCGGCATGAATAGTCTATGCTCTTTGCGAGCGTGAGTGAGTTCATGTAGGCGTTCATGTCGAAAAGGAATATTTCCGGCATCTGTAGCACCACGTCCGGCAGTCTTTGGCCGTTAGGAACGCGCATACCACCTTGGGTTATCTGCTTGGTGCTCTTGTTCCTTGTATTCTTGTCTTTCTTCATTGTGAAAAGTATTTATCTGAATGTAGGTCTTGCATCATCAGCCTGTATCTGCCAGGGAGAGTTATCACCAAGTTCCGGCTCTTCGATGAGTGGGGCACCGTCGATGGTGATGTCACCCTTCATGATGCCTTTGAGCCATTCGATGGCGCGGTCATATCTGTCCTGTCTTATCTTGGCAATCTTATAGGGATTGTGCTGACAGAAGATGTGATATACCGTGATGTCGATGGCGAACATGAGAATGAGCGCGTGGCGGTCGCTGCCAGTCGCTGAGAAGATAGCGTCACAGTCGTATGTCTTGTTCATGTAGGAGCGCATTTCCGCAATGGCCCTGTCCTCGCAGATCTCTATGATTTGCGGGTCATAAGATGAAGAGTCCGTCCTTAGCAGTGAGTCCAATATCTCACGGTGGATGGTTGCATCATAGTCTGTTGTTTGGATGAAATTAGCCATAGTTACATTCTATAAGGGTTTTGTTCGTTAATCTCCTGGTATGAGATGGTAACAGCCGGTTGCAGTTCCGCTGTCTTCTCTCCAATGATGGTGATGCCGCCCTCGATGCAGTCAGGACCGTCGGCATTGTATGGCAGGTGCATTTCAAACAGCTTGAACTGGTTGATGAGTTCCTGCATGTGTGGATTGTCCCGCTCATCCTCATTGAATATCCATGCGCCGTTACGGTCTATCGGTTCCAGGTTGGCTTCAATACGAGTGGCCTTGTCAGTCTTCTTGCGCTCATCCCCCCTGATGTAGAGGTCACGCTTGCGCTTCTTGCACTCATCACGGAGCAGCGGCTTGAAGACCTGGTTAAAGAACGGGTCTTGCAGTTTGTTGTTCTCCATGTAGCAATAGACGTTGGTCTTTCCTGCAACATAGTCCATCAGGTCAAAGTACCATGAAATGAAGGTCGCGTTCAACTCACGGGCAAGGAAGCCTTTGATGACATAGAAAACGCCCTTATACTTACCCACAAGCCAAAGTGCCTTTGTACTGGATGCCTTTTTCTTTGAGTCAGAATAGGCAGGGTCGCCATAGAGTATGAGGAACGGGAACCTGCGAAGTGGCGGCACCTTGCCGAAGGGCAGGTTCTTGAAGATGGTACCCTCAGAAACAGGGTTGTTGAAATACTCTGCCTGAGCGTTCTTTGAAGAGATATTTGACAGTACGGTGTCAATCTGTTCCTCAGTGTTTTTCTGCGGCCATGTGCTTTTCCCGTTTTTGTCGCGGATGTTGACTATATCCCAATGCTTGGCACGTTCACCGGCTCGCTTGATACAGCAGTCCTTGGCAATGATGTTGCCACACCACAGCACAAGTGTAGGCTCAGAGATGGAACGTGTGGGATAAAGTGCGCCCTCGAACCAGTCCCACTTCTTTTTGAGCGTTTCCGGATTGCGGCAGTCCTCATCGGTATCATAGTCATCAAGGTAGATGACATCAGGACGTACTTCCTCATTCCTGGCACCACGAGGCGCGGAACCTGCACCCAGCGCAACGAACTTTGCCCCACAGCGTGCGGTGAAGTCCTTATCGGTCCAGGCACCAAGCGTTACCTGATTGCCGTAGAACTGGCGCAGTCGCGGATTGCTTTCAAAGTTGAGCCTGTAGGGAGTGAGCAGACGTATTGCCGATGTCTCTGTAGCCGATGCCAGGACAAAGAACCTCTTGCGCTTTGTCAGTGCCAGATACATATTGATGAACATGGCCACCGTTGACTTTGCCAGCTCACGGCTCCATGAAAGTACCTCATACCATTCATCATGCTCAATGACACGATGGATGGCTTTGACGTGGAAGGGCGCGAAGTCATACTTGGCATACTTCGGGAAGAAATACTTGATCCAGGCGATAGGGTCTTTCTCCAGCTCCATGCGTTTCTTCTCGATGTCGCGTTTAGACATCCAGTCCTCTACAGGAACGTCAGCGGCAAGTGCCTTGTGGTGTTCTGCCCACCGTTGCAGTGCTTTCTTATCTTCGAGCGTCATGGTATTACTTCATTTGGTCCTTGATGAACGCATCAAGGAGGTTGTTAAACTCCTTTGCCTTTTCGAGATCGAGCGGACGGAGCCAGTTGGTGAAGCGTATGGCCACATCCACGATGTCGGCAATGCCTACGTCCTGTTCAATCTTCTTGATGGCAGACGCGAGCTTTGCGAGGATGTCAGCCTCTGCGACGGTGGCGAAGCGTTGCCCCTCTTCACGCTCACTGATGTTGTTGTTTATCTCCACGATTTGGCGGTTAAGTCCAGACAGTATCTGTGCCGGTGTGATGGTGATGGAGGCTTTGAGCTCTTCCCAGCCGCCCTCTTTTATCCATCGTGAAACCGTCTGCCTGGTGGAACCCACCTTGTCGGCAATTTCCTCCTGTGTGAAGTTGCCGTTGAGATAAAGCGATTTTGCAATATCCTTCTTGTCGATGTTTGGTTTTGCCATATTATTTCTAATAAATTGTGGTGCAAAGTTCGGGATAAATCGGGAAAAAACGAAATGGTGATTTTATGATAGCATCCTGCACGACTATGATAGTAACTCGCTGACGCTATGATAAAAACGGCATTTTGAAATGTCGAAAAAACGATGGAACTTTGCAGCAAAAATCACGTGAAATGAAAGTTAAGTTTTTCAACATTATCCCCGGTGAGGATAGCGCCACACTCCTTTTGTATGGCGACATTGGCGACGGCTACAAGGTAGAGAGCGGTCGCATCGTGAGTGAACTGATCGCCCTGCAAGCGCAGTATGGGAAAATCGACGTGCGCATCAACAGCCGAGGCGGTGACGTGTTCAGCGGCATGGCCATCTACAATGCCCTGAGACAGTCGAAGAGTGACATTACTATTTATATAGACGGAGTGGCCGCGAGTATCGCTGCCATCATTGCCCTGTGCGGAAAGCCCCTCTACATGAGTCCATACGCTAAACTGATGCTTCATAGTGTGAGCGGTGGCACATGGGGCAATGCCTCTGTCTTGCGCCAGACAGCTGACCAGATGGAGCAGCTACAGAAAGACCTTGCCAACATGATTGCCGGACGTTGCGGCATGAAGGCCAAGGACGTACAGGCAAAGTATTTCGATGAGAAGGATCACTGGATAGATGCCCAGGAAGCAGTGAAGATGAAGTTGTGTGACGGCATCTATGACATGGCGACTACCGAAGAGCAGCCTAAAACAGCAGAAGAGATTTATAACTTTTTTAATAACCGGCTCTTGACCGAGCCACAAAATCAAAACGAAATGGCTTTATTAGATGACATCAAGGCTATCCCTTCTTTCAGTGACAAGGAGGATGCCAGTGCTATCGTAGCACACATCAAGGCGTTGGAGAACAAGGCAACGAAGGTTGACGCACTCCAGCAGGCGAACGATGCTTACAAGACGCAGATTGCGGACTTGCAGGCTAAAGAAGTAGATGCTTTCCTGAACACGGCAGTGTCAGAGGGCAAGATCACCAAGGAGCAGGTTCCCACGATGAAGAAGCTCATGCTGAGTGACCGCGAGAGTACCGAGGCTCTGATCAACAGCATGAAGCCTCAGGCAGCCCCCCGTGCCGTTGACTTCATCAACCAGGATGGAGGTGCAGCCGGTGGTTTCGAGAACAAGACCTGGGACCAGCTTGACAAGGAGAACCGCCTTGCCGACTTGAAGGCTCAGAACAAGGAACTGTTCTGTGCGAAGTTCAAGGAGAAGTTCGGCATGGACTACAAGGAGTAAGAGAACAAGAAGTGTAACCTTTTAATTTTTTGAAACAATGGCTTTAAACAAACAAGTATGGTTGAACACCATCGTCGAGAACTTCTTTCCCGACAACAGCTTTGCCACGAAGAGTATTGATGACTCCGTTTTCGTGAGCAACAAGACAGTGCACATCCCTAACGCTGGAACCCCTTCCGGTGTTGAGATTAACCGCACCCAGAAACCTGCGTCAGTGAACCAGCGCACAGACAATGATCTGACCTACGACATGGATGAGCTGACCACGAACCCGATCTACATTCCTAACATCGACACGGTGGAACTGAGCTACGATAAGCGCCAGAGCATTCTTTGGAATGACCGTATGGAGCTTCAGAAGCAAGCCCACCAGAACCTACTTTACCGCTGGTTTGTCGCTGGCAAGGTCATCGAGACCGTAGGTGAAGCCCGTGCAGCTCATACTTCGAGCACAGCCACTGGCAACCGTAAGAAGATGACCAAGGCAACCGTCCTGGCATTGATGACCAAGTTCAATCAGGATGACGTTCCTGCCACTGGCCGCTACATCCTTCTGGATGCCTGCATGTATGCCGACCTGTTGGACGACCTTACCGATAAAGAGCTGAGTGCGTTCCTGGCATCTGCCAATGCCCAGAAGGGTATCGTTGGCGAGCTCTACGGTTTCTCTATCATGCAGCGTTCACAGGTTCTGCGCCTGACGGCGGCCAAAGCCCTGTTGAGGTGGAACGAGAATGCAGCAGCTACCGAGCTTGCCGCCGGTCTTGCTTGGCAGGAGCAGTGCGTGAGCCGTGCCTTGGGTGAGGTGAAGATGTTCGACAAAATGGATGATCCTACCTATTACGGTGACATCTATTCGTTCCTGATGCGTGTAGGCGGCAGCAAGCGCCGTTATGACAGCAAGGGCATCTACGCTATCGCAGAGGCCACCAGTGCGTAACCCTTAAAAAGAAATTCTTATGCTACCAAGAGTAAAAATTCAGTTTCTTAACGGGCAGTTGGGAACCGTCGGCGAAAGTGCCGACGGTCTCATGGCCCTCATCTGCGGTGCCTCTGCAGTAGCAGGAAAGCTGGCATTGAACAGCATCTATGAGGTTCGCAGTATGGATGACCTTGCCGATCTTGGCGTGACGGAGCAGAACAATGCCACGTTGTATAAGCACGTGTCAGAGTTCTATGACGAGGCAGGCAGCGGCGTGAAGCTCATCCTGTACCCTGTGGCCCCTGCTACGACGGCCACAAATATCTGTGACTATACGAAGACCGCTGAGGGCTATGCCCGTGACCTGATTACCCGTCAGAACGGAGCCTTGCGCGGTATTGGTGTAGCTGGTGTAAACAGCAACAGCAGCGTTGCAAGCACAAACGGCCTTGATCCTGACGTGTTCACTGCCTTGCAGAAAGCCCAGCAGCTGGCAGAGTGGGCAACGATTGAGCTCTATGCCCCGTTGTTCTTTGCCATCGAGGGCCGTGCATACGATGCCGCCAAGGAGTTGAAAAACCTGAGTGTCGAAGACTACAACCGCTGTCTTGTTGCCATCGGTGATACTGTCACGAACAGCACCGGTGCTGCTATCGGTGCCCTGCTTGGCCGCATTGCCAGCATCCCCGTTCAGCGCAACATCGGTCGCGTGAAGGATGGAGCCCTGTCCCCTCTGGAGATGTACGTGGGTACCAAGAAGGTTGAAGAGAGCAGCAGCGCCATTGCCAGCATCTTCGACAAAGGCTATGTCATCCCCCGAAAGCATGTGGGCCGTAGCGGCTATTTCTATGCCGATGATCCGATGGCCTGTGTGCCTACCGATGACTATGCCCACCTGACAGGCCGCCGTGTGGTAGATAAGGCATACCGCATTGCCTACGACACGATGCTGAACGAGCTGCTTGACGAACTGGAGCTGAACGAGGACGGCACCTTGCAGCATGCAGTGGTGAAGAGCTGGCAGCAGACCCTTGCCAATGCCATCAATCGCCAGATGACCGCCAACGGTGAGCTGAGCAGCGACGGTGACGGCAACGGTTGCGTGTGCTACATCAACGAGAAGCAGAATGTCGTATCGACTTCGCGCATCGTTGTGACTCTGAAAGTACGTCCTCACGGTTACAGCCGCTACATCGACGTGAACTTAGGTTTCCAAGTAACAACCGCTTAAAGAGAGAAGACAATGGTAAACACAAGAGAATACGAATGGAGTGACGTGACTGTCGTTATGGCAGGTCGCACCGTGACAGGACTGCGTGGTGTGAAGTACAGTGCTAAGCAGGAAAAGGAGCTGCTGCATGCGAAGGGCAACAAGCCCCACAGCATCCAGCGTGGCAACAAGACCTACGACGGCGAGATTACTTTGCTCCAGAGCGAGTATGAGGCCCTGAAACAAGCCAGCGGCGGTGACATCCTTGATGCCAGCCTTGACATCGTGGCCGCCTACGGAAACCCGACGGCTGGTGACGTGATCACTACCGATGTGCTGGTAGGCGTGGAGTTCACTGAGGACAACACCGAGTGGAAGCAGGGTGACAAGTTCCAGGAGAAGACCTTGCCGTTCCTGTTCATCGACTTGAAGAACCTCTAACCCTACGGGAAACCGAAGGGCACGGGGGGCTTTTGAACAGTGTTCAATAATCATTCAAACATCAGTAAAATGAAGTACACGAAAGAACAAGTAGCCGAGTGGAAAAAGAAGCACGGTGAAATATTTGAGATCACGGTTGAAGACAAGAGCTGCATCCTTCGCAGACCCAACCGTAAGGATCTGAGCTTTGTGAGTGTTGTGAAGGACTCAATCAAGATGAGCGAGACCCTTCTGAAACAACTCTGGGTTGACGGTGACAAGGAGATCCAGGAAAACGATGAGTATTTCCTGGCAGCCATCCCTAAAATGGAAGAGGTCATCAAGGTCAAGGAGGCTCAAGTAAAAAAGCTTTAGCGGATGCCGATGTACCAGATGCCGAAGACTGTGACGTGCTCTTCATGAACACGCTCCTGAGGTATTACATGCACATAGACCCTGACACACTCTGTGATGAAGAATGGGCATGGACTATCCGGTATCTGATTGACATCCGCAAAATGGAGGCAAAGGCAAACAATGGACAGCGTACTTAAATTTCTCATCAAGCTACAGGCAGACGAAGGCAATGTGTTGAACGTTGCCCGTAAGACCTCACAGCAGCTGGACGAAATATCCCGAAAGGCGAGAGTTACAGGGGCTCGCCTTCGGGAAGCCTTTTCTTTCTCCAACCTCAAAGGCTCCCTGATGTCCATACCTGGCATGCAGTTCCTGATGAACCCCTATACGCTCATCGGTGCAGGTGTGGGAGCCATCACGGCCCTTGGCGCACAAGCAGAACAGACCAGTGTCGCTTTCACTACCCTCGTAGGCAGTGAGGAAAAGGCAGCGGCGATGTTGAAGGAAATCAACGGGTTTGCCGCCAAAACGCCCTATGGCAATCTGGATCTGACAGATAATGCCAAGACCATGCTGAACTTCGGTGTTCAGGCTGACAAGGTCAACGGCTATCTGCGCCAGCTGGGCGACATAGCAGCCGGTGACAAGAACAAGCTGGGTAGCCTCTCCCTCGTATTCGGTCAGGTGGCCAGTGCCGGAAAGATGAGCGGTCAAGATCTGCTACAGTTCATCAATGCAGGTTTCAACCCCTTGAAGGAACTGGAAAAGATGACAGGAAAGACATACGCTGAGCTTCAGGACATGATGAGCAAGGGGCAGATTGGCTTCGATGCCGTTGCAGCAGCTATCAATCATGCAACCAGTGCCGGAGGTGCCTTTGAGGGAATGAGCGACAAACTGAGTCAGACGGTCAGCGGAAAGTTCTCTACCCTGGTAGGCAACATCCAGCAGGCAGCCGTTGACCTGTTCGCACAGATTCAGCCCATTGTCAATGACATCATGGACTTGTTCATTGCTATCGTTCCACCTATTGCCTCAGCCTTGCAGTGGCTCTTCTCTGTCATTGCCGGTGTCATCCGCTTCATCGTCGATTGGAAAACGGAGCTTGGCTTGTTGGCTGGTGTCATGGCCGTTGGTACCATTGCGTTCAATGCCCATGCCATAGCGATAGGAGCCGTTGCAGCTGTTCAGGGTGTCGTAACCTTAGCGACGAATGCGTGGACGGCAGCACAATGGCTGTTGAATGCAGCACTGAACGCCAACCCAATAGGCATTGTGATAACAGTCATTGCCGCCCTCGTGGCTGCAGTTGTCTATTGCTGGAACAAGTTTGCCGGTTTCCGTGCCTTCATACTTACGATGTGGGAAACCATCAAGGGCTTTGGAAACATCATCAAGGAATACCTCATAGACCGTTTCAAGACATTCCTGAGTGGTATCGGAAAGATTGGTGAGGCATTGGCAAAACTCTTTGACGGTGACTTCAAAGGGGCATGGAACAGTGCCGTCAGCGGTGTCAAGGACATCACGGGCATAACCAGTGCAGAGAAAGCGCTTAAATCAACGAAGCAACTTGCAAGCGGTGTTGCCGATGAGTACGATAAGAACTACCGCATTGAGAGCCAGAAACAGCAGCAGAAAGACACCCAGAAGGATGCCGCTATTGCTACTCCTGGCACAAAGGGCAGCACTGAGGCGGTGACGTTCAATGACCCGTCAGGTGGCAAAGGCACCAAGGGCGGCAAAGGCGGCAAGGGCAACAAAGCTGCTGAAGCTCTGGCAACTGGTGGCACCAGAAACACCAGCATCACTATGAACATCAGCAAGTTCTTTGACAATATCTATGTGACGATGGCAGACAAGACCGACACGGCAGAGCTTGAACGTATCGTGCTCCAGAGCATGAACAGGGCTCTTGCCATAGCAACAAGTACAGAACGATGAAGACATCAAGGTTCATACTACAGAATATTGCCCTCAGGGCGATGGGACTCACAAAGGTTCCTCCCTATTGGCTGTTCCGTGAGAATAACTTTCACGGCATCAATACGGGCTATCTGCCATCAGGCAAGTCTTTCCCGGACAGCGATGAGTTCAATGTGGAAGATCTGAGCGATGCGGAACTGGAAGAGGTGGTAAGAACCAATGCCATCGGTGTCCCGATGGTGATGCCCCTGCGTTTCCAGTTGGAAGAGTCAGGAGCCAAGGAATGGCTGTTCCCTGTGGAACCGATGATCAGCCTGAACGGTCAGAACATCCTTGTTCGCCGTCATGTGAACAAAGGCACCATCAAGGGCAGCATCAAAGAACGGTGGACACAGGATGACTACACCGTAAGAATAGAAGGCATCCTCATGTCACGTGAAGGGAAATACCCTGATGAGGACGTGGCAACGCTAAAGAACTTCTGCGAGGCTGGACACGTGAAGGCACTGTGTCCTTTGCTGGAGATTTTCGGCATCAGTCAGCTGGCGATAGAGAGCTGGGATATTCCCTTCACCACCGGACTGACAAATCAGAACTATACCATCACAGCCTACAGCGATGACATCTACAAGCTGCTGTTGAGCCGTGATGACTTAAATACATAAGAGCGATGTACACGATGCAGTATGACATACAGATTGGCGACTACCGGCTGGGGATGCTTGACAAGGTGGAAATCCACAAGAGCGTTGAGCAGCTGGCAGACACTGCTGTTATCACACTGCCTGCGTCGCAATATAACCAGGCACTCCAGGTTGAAGACAAGTTGAAGCGTGGTGACGGTGTCATCATCAAGTTCGGCTATGAAGAGACCGGCATGGAACTGGAGTTTGACGGATGGCTGCAACGCATATCGACTGACGGCGGCAATATCAAGCTGCATTGTGAAGATGACCTTTTCCTGTTCAGGAAGGAACTACCGAATGAGGTCTTGAAGAATGTCACTCTGGAGGCGCTGCTAAAGAAGGTCATCAACGGTTGCGGCATTGCCCTGGCGCTGGACTGCACCTACAGTTGGACTTATCAGAAGTTTGTCATCAACAATGCCACTGGCTTTGATGTGCTGAAAAAGGTTCAGGAAGAGTGCGGTGCCGACATCTACGTGGATGACAAGCTGCATGTGCATCCCCCAGGCGAGAAGATAGGCGATGAACGCTTTTATGACCTTGCCCTGAATGTTGAGGATGAAGACTTGACCTATAGACGTGCCGAAGACAAGAAAGTGAAAGTAGTTGTCAAGGCCCTGATGCCTGATGGTACCGTCAAGGAGGTTGAGACCGGCAGCACTGGCGGCGAGAAGATTGAAGTCAAGTGCGCCACCTCTGATGAAGCCTCTATGAAGGCGCGTGGAGAGCTGGAGGTGAAACGCAGAACCTTTGACGGCTATGAGGGCAGCATCACTGGCTGGCTGATTCCGATGTGCAAGCCAGCGGACAGCGTGACCATCAAGGATAAGGACTACCCCTATAAGGACGGCACCTATTTCGTGACCTCTGTGACAACGGAGTTCGGGAAAGAGGGCGGCAAACGGAAAATTGACTTAGGCTTTAGATTGAGCTAACGAGATATGAACGACTACAGCAAGCTGAAAGACTATCTGAACGGGATTGGCACCAAGGGCATTGCCATCACCCAGGGCATCGTGAAATCGGTGTCCGGCAATCTCTGTGAGGTGGAGATCGGGAATATCGTCATTCCTGATGTCCGGCTCAGAGCTTCAGAGCTGGATGATGACGGCGAGATGCTTGTGACTCCGAAAGTGGGCAGTGCCGTGACCGTCGGCAGTCTGAGCGGCGACCTGTCTCAGCTGGTGGTCTTTCAAGTGGACCACATCGAGACCATCGTAATCAATGGCGGCAAACTTGGCGGTCTGATAAACATTGAGCAGCTGACAGAAAAGATAAACGACTTGGTTGACACCTTCAACAGCCATACGCATCAGGTGACGGTGTCGCATCCAGGCGGTACATTTACGACAGTAAAACCCGGTTCCTCTGCCTCATCCTTCAAGAAGGGTGACTATGAGGACGAAAAGATAAAGCACTGATATGATTGGAATGCAACTGACATGGGGCAATGAAGAGGGCAACTATTTGGAGCCTGTCATTGAGAAAGGAACGCTGGCACTTGGTGACATACTGCACCAGAACCAGGCACTGCTATTGCTGCTGCATAAGGGTGAACTGAAAGAACGCCCTGCGGTGGGAGTTGGCATCAGTGACATGCTCCTGGATAACGACCCCATCTATTGGCGCACCTCCATCAAGGAGCAGCTGGAGATGGACGGTCAGAAGGTTGGCGGCGTGAAGATCATGCGTGACGGCATACAAATAGAAGCAACATATTAACGATTATGGAACAGCATACGAAAGATAAAGTACAGTACACAACGGCAGTGTTGACGCTGATCAGCGGCATAGTGATGTGTTATATTGCCTTTTTCAGAAGTGAAGAGGGCGACGTGCCGAGCGGTGCCCTGTGGTACTTCGGCCAGACGATGGTGTATGCCGCCACCATCTTCGGCTTCAAACTGGTAGTGGATGATTATTTACGTAAAAACAAATAGAGTGATATGAGAAAAATCAAGTACATTGCCGTGCATTGTACGGCAGGCAGCCAGAAGGCAACCGTGAATGATCTGCTGGCAGAGTTCAAGAGAAAGGGGTGGAAAGCCCCCGGTTATCACTATGTTATCACAGCCGACGGCAAAATCCATCAGCTGCTTGACGCAGAGAAGGTGAGCAACGGCGTGAAAGGCTACAACAGCGTGACGGTGAACATTGCCTACACGGGTGGCATGGATGGTGTTGACAACCGCACGGATGAGCAGAAGAAATCATTTGTGGCCTTGCTGAAGCTATTGCGCAAGCGTTACCCAGATGCCGTGATACAGGGCCACAGGGACTTTAGCCCAGACCTGAACGGAAACGGCAAGATTGAGAAAAGCGAGTGGATCAAGATGTGTCCGAGCTTTGATGCGAAGACAGAATATAAAGACATTTGACAATGAAAAAACTACTGTTTATATTGTTGGTATTGCTGACCCTCATCGGGTGCAAGACCAAGGAGAAAGTGACGGAACGGATGACAGAGACCGCCCATGTTACGGGTGAGGTGACACAGACATCATCCACGAGTTCTGACAGCCAGAGTCAGGCAATGGCTACGGCACAGACCACACAAACCACATGGAGCGACAGCGTTGTGGAAAAGACCCGTGAGCGCATTGTGACAGACTCCTGCGGGCGTGTGCTGCTGCATGAGTCAGAACGCACGACAGAGCACTACAAGGGCAGGGGCAAGAGCCTCACCCAGCAACAGCAGAACCGCCAGGAGAAAAGCGAGGCGACCAGCCAGGGAACCGTCACCGAAACGAATGACTCAACCTATAACGGTGGGAGCATCAATGAAGTGACAGTAGTAAAAAAAAAGTCGTGGCGGTGGCTTTGGTACGTGGGAATACTCGCAAGCCTCCTGATAGTGGGATTTATCATATCAAAAGTAATAAGACGATGAAACAGACAGTCAAAGACGGGCAGACGCTGGCAGACGTGGCCATACAGGAATACGGTTCATGGGAAGCCATGATAGCCATTGCCAGGGAAAACAATCTGAGCATGACAGAGGTTCCTGATGCAGGAACAGAGCTAACGATGCCGGATGCCACATGGAACCGCACCATGCAGAACTATTGCAAGAACAATGATGTGAGTCCGGCAACTGCACGCGACCAAGGCAATGTTCGCCTGCGCATCTTTGATGAAGAATTTAACGAACCCTTCAAGTAACAGACTATGGCACGGAGTGTAGCGGAAATCAAGAAGACGATGACGGACGCATTCATGGCAGATGCGACCATCAGGGAGAAATACGGGCTGAGCGTGAATGACACGTTCAGCGGCAAGTTCTCCAGCTTAAGCATCGAGAGCATTCTTTTCTTCATCGTGGCGGCTTGCTGTCATGTTCTGGAGATGATCTTTGAGCAGCACAAGCGCGACGTGGAAGACAAGATAGCGATGGCCGTTGTGGCAAGTGTTCCTTGGTATTACAAGATGGCCCTGGCATTTCAATACGGTGACAGCCTGGTTCTGAACGAGCGCACCTGGCAGTATGAGTATGCCAGTGTCGATGAGAGCAAGCAGGTTGTGAAGTATGCCGCCGTGCGTGACAAAGGTACGAGCGTACAAATACTTGTCAGCGGTGATCAGGGCGGCAGTCCAGTGGCTCTTTCGAATGACGTTCTAACGGTGTTCAAACAATACATGAACAGGGTGAAGGTTGCCGGTGTTATCCTGAATATCACAAGCCAGCCGAGCGACAGTGTACTCATCAGTGCGGACATAACGATCGATCCCCTTGTTATTGATGGAGATGGCACTATGCTCCGGACAGGTGGCAAACCTGTGGAAGATGCCATCAAGGAGCATTTGAAAAATATCGTATATGGCGGCACCTTCAACAAGACGAAGCTCGTTGATGCAATTCAGGCCGTGGAGGGTGTCGTGGACGTAGAACTTGGCACTTGCAAGTACCGTGCAGCAGGTTCCGTTGCATGGACTACGCTGGAGGGCAACAACTACGTAGGGAATAGTGGAAGTTATATACCTGAACAATTATCAACAAGTCTTCACTATGTGGTACAAGATTGATCTATCAAAGCTGGTGGTGCAACTGTTACCGCCCATTCTTCGCAGCAAGTTCCTGGCGGCACTGCTGCATGTGCTGACAATGCCTTTGCGCAGTCTGTATGGCCGTTTCTGTGAGTTGAAGGAAGACGTTGACAACCATCTGAACACAACGGGCAATGTGCAGTATCTGGAAAAGGCCCTTAACGATGCCTTCTACCTGAAAGCGCGTCAGATATACATAGAGACTCCAGAAGAAGACAATGTTCCTGCTTTCTACTTCGCCTCAGAGAATCAGGCAGGAAACATCCTGTTTGCAGAAGAGGAAGAAGAGGGCTTCATTCTCCGCTATCGTGGTGAGAGCAACGTACAGTTAAACTTCATCGTGAAAGTTCCCACTTTCCTTTGTACCTCACTGGAAGATGCACAGCAGGACAAATATGGCTGGGCTTATCTTACGACTATCAGGAATATCTTGAAAATTTACAAACCCGCTGGACGCACGTTCGGCATAGAACTATACGATTATGAATAAACTGTTATTAAACAATGGAGGTCAGCCAGTTTTTCTTGATGACCTGGGAGTGCTACAGGATTTGCCGACCGAGCAAGTCTCTGGAATTATCGAGTCAATCATTGATTTCGCAGGGTGGCCATCCCCCTCACATAACGAAAAACTTAAAGAGTATGTTCCTATAGGCGGTCGGTTTATAGGAAGTGGCCGAGTCACGGGTTGTTTTATTTCGCTGAATGTGAACAATGTCACTCTGAATACAACCACCGGCATTGTTACCTGTCAGTTCAAGGCCGGCTATGTCTATGTAAACGGTGAGCTGTTGAAGTATGATGCTACGACCTTGGAGATAGCCAATGGCAGCCCGTTCTATGTGATTGTGAGAACCGAATATGACAACCAACGAACACTGGATGACGGCACCAGGGCCTATTGCAAGGAGATCAAGCGTGCAGTTCTGTCCAGTGAGACCTCTACCACAGAAGAATGCTACTCGTCAGCCTACATGGGTGACTTGTTGGATCTTATTTATATGTCAGCTGAGCACCGTCTTACATCGACAAAATGGAAAGAGCAGAATTTCACGGAGCTTTTCAATGGGATGTCCGGCTATGTAAAATATAGGACATTCCCGAATTTTGTCCGCTACGAGATCTATCTTCATTCAGACATCTACGAAACGGCATCACTTGAGTCAGGCCGCTTAAAGTTAGCAAGGGCAAATTTTTCATGTTCTGGCAAAAGCCCGATGATGTATATCAACGGCAAATTCTGCCAGGTGGAAATATCCGGCATCATTATGTACCTGAATATCTATGGAGGGGTAAGCAGCGTTATTCCCAATGACTATCCTGTGAGCATTACTTTTGACGTACCATATTTGTAAGAGAAGAATATGAAGACTATCTATCAGTTACAGCAAATAGCGAACCGTCTCCGTCAGGTTTCGGAGGTGAACAGCATCAGCCCTGAGGACACCTTCGGGCTGCAGAGTGACGTACTGGAGTATCTGGCCGACATGGAGCAGAACGCGGAAGGCCTTGGCATCCACAAGGTCTATGCCAGCTATGCGGCAATGGTGGCCGATGCCTCTTCCCCTGTTGGCAGCAACGGCAAGGCCCTCCGCTTCGGTCAGTTGGTTGTCATCTGCAACCCTTCTAACACAATACAGGAAGAGAACGGAAACATTTATGCTTGGCAAAAGGGGAATGCGGGGGATGCTGCATGGCTGCTGATTGGCAACCTTGGCAGCGTACTAGGTAATCCTCAAAATGGCTACTATGTGTGTGATACAGCTGCTGCAACGGCTGAAAAAGAAATATCCGCCACAAGTTATGTGCTGTCTGTTGGTGGCAGCATGAAGGTTAAAATGACCAACGCCAACACTGCCGATAACGCTACTCTGAACATTAACTCTACAGGTGTAAAGGCTCTTTACTATGCAGGTGAAAGAGCTTCTTCTATTAATACTTGGGAAGCTGGTGAAACTGTAGAAGTATATTACGATGGAACAAGTTACTATGCCAATAATGTGGCAGGCGGTAGTGGCTCTGGCGATGGTGCTTTTGATGTAAGTGCCAAATATCCTACGAGTGGTGTAGATGGTAGCAATACTTATACGCTTGGCGGTGCGCTTGCAGTGCTTAATGCTAATCTTTCTGCTAACAAGAAGAAAGGAGGCATGAGCATCAAGTTCATACAGAGTTCTGACAATAAGTATGTGCAGTATAGACTGATGACACAGGCATTTAGCACTACTGAGAGTGATTGGCAGGGTGTTGATGAAGAGCCTACTGCTGGAAGTGATAATCTGGTTAAAAGTGGAGGTGTAGCATACACATCTGATTATGTGTTTGGAACTGAAGGTTCTAAACAATATACATTCGCAACAGCAACTGGAAGTATTGCAATCGAGTTCCCGTTTTTAGCAAAGGCTGGAAGTAAGATAGTTATTAGCTTAGTTGACGAAGGACATATTATTGCAAAACCTGTTGGTTTCTTTCTTAATTATTCAGACGGTACATCAGAATCTACTGGAAATGTAAACGACCCCAATACAGATACGGAACTTACAGCTGAAAAAGATGTTGTTAAAGTCAGATGCTGGATTCCTGACAATAGCGGAACTACTGTAGTTGGAACAGGAACCGTTGAACTTACTGCCAAGGTACAATCGTTAGATGAGAAAATAGATGACGTAAAACAAGGGCTTAATGCTGCAAATGGAAGAATTACGGCATTAGACACGAAGACTTATGGCGATTATTCTCAGCAATCTGCAACTTATGCCACCAAGCCTTCAGAGGGTAAGGCTATCCAATTAAATATTAGTATAAGTGCTGGAGAGAGTTGCGAGGTTATAATAGAAGATTCTGGAAATATTCTTGCTAATAAGCAAAATATTACCCCTATATTTACAGATGATAGCATGGGTTCGGCCATTAGAACTAAGTCAAATGTGCCTGTTCTTGTTTACGCAGAAAGTAATATCAAGAGTATAAGAGTATGGCTTCCATATGACAGTGGTACAAATATAACAAGCGGAGGAACTGTTATAGTAAAAGCAAGGAAACTAAGTTTAGAGGGAAAGGTTGATATAGCCGAATATAAGTTGCAGGCTCCTTATTATTCCTTTGTTCAGATTTACCAAGATAAACCTATCGTTATCTCGCTTTCTGGCTATACTTTTACGATAACAATTCCACAGAAGACTGTTATTAATTATAATAACGGAAGCTATGATGTAGAAGCTAATACAACCGTAGAGTACACTGACAGTAATAATATAAGCAAACTTATTTTTAATACGCAAACTAAGACATTCAAGGGCGCAACTCTTGATTACGAATGTAATAAGGACGAGGTTGTAGTATTTATGATGAATCGTAGTGGATATGTCAGCCTCCCTGTGGATTTCTATACTTTTAATAAAAAAAACTACGGAAAGGTCATTAATGATGTAAATTCTACTGGTATAGTCGACGCTGAGTATTCTACATCTAAGACGTATTCAAGTGCCCCGTCAGGTGGTAATCATATATTTGTTGAAGTTCCTTACAAGGCTGGTGATACTGCTGTAATGATGTTAGAGGATGCTGATGGTATTATTCCAGGTACAAACATAGTATATCGCTTATACTATACAGATGATTCTCAAAGTATAGTTATATTTGCACCATCAAACAAAAGAATAGACATCAAGGCAGAAAAGAACGTTCAAAAAGTAGATGTGTATATCCCAACAAATGGTGTTATTTCAGCAGGAACAGTAGTTCTTAAAGTGAGTAAGAATACTAAATATGATGTGTTGGTTGAGAGCGCTCAAGAGGCGTCTGGTGCAGATATGCTTTCTATAAACAACAATAGGGAGTTCTTGAACAAAGTAGCACAACTTAAATGCCAGAGGTTCATATCAGGTTGGGGCATACAACAGCTTGTTCTTGCACATTTTTCAGACGTTCATGCTGATACCAATGCAATGAAGAATATCTTAGATTGGTGTAACAAATATCACAAATATATAGACAACATCATTCACACAGGAGATAGCATTAAGGATAATAATACCGATGATAATTTTGAGTTTTGGGATACTGTTCAGGGCTCTGGAAATATTCTCAACTGTATAGGTAATCACGATAGTGCTACGAAGTCTGGTGGCACTTATGATTGGACTGGTTATACTGCAAAACAATGCTATGACAGGTATCTTGCTCCCTACATAGCTAATTGGGGAGTTGTATATACTCCTGATGTCTGCTATTATTACAAGGACTATGATGCTCAAAAAGTAAGGATGGTCGTTGTTGATTGTATGCACTTTGACAGCACACAGCAGCAATGGGTTGCAGATACTCTTGAAGCAGCGAGAACAGCACCTTCTCAATTGTCTGTCATTATTGTTACACACGGACAAGCTGGTGATATGACGCAGATAAATTGTGCATTTAATTCTATGCACAGGTATGGTTATAATGAAAACTATGCCACAGAACTTGGAAGTATTGTTGATAGTTTTATGACTAACGGAGGGGATTTTATTTGTTATTTATCTGGTCACACCCATAGAGATAAGTTTGGTATTCTTACAAATTATCCGAATCAGCTACAAATAAACATAGATAAGCCAACAAGTGATAATACTTGGAGCGACCACGTTTCTGTTGGAGGCACAAAAAGTGGCTGTGCTTTCAATCTTGTATCAATAGACACTCAAGAAAAAATAATTAGACTTGTAAGAGTTGGCAGTAACTATGACAGATATATGCGGCATATTGGTGAGCTTTGCTACAGATATGCTGATTATACAAACCAATATGGTGTTACTTGTCAGAAAGGACTATTATTTAGTTACTAACATAGTTTTTGTAACATTTAAATACAAATTGAATGAAGATAGAATTTAAATTAAACGTAGATAAGGATAGAGAGCCTAAGATGCTGGAGTATTTCTCTTTGTTTGCTAAGGCTCTACTCCTTGCTGAGGATGAAACTCTTGTTGATATTAAAATCAACAATGAGCATGTATTTGATAGTGGTATCTGTATTTATTGAGTTTTTGTAATAACTCAATACGAACGGGACGCAGGTTTTCAGGGCCTGCGTCCCTTTGTTTTTATTCCATCTAAAAAATATAGAGAAATGTTTGGAGGTTTCAGGAATAATGCTTATCTTTGCATCGCTAAAAAACTCCAAGCGGTACGTCGATGCCGCCATCATAGGTGGCATTTGTTGTATCTGCCATATATTATTAACCGACCCCATTGGGGCAGCAGCGTCGGGTATCCGAATAGGACCCGGTGGCCACGCTTGGAGTGCCATAGCAACGCGCAACGCTGCCCCATATTTATTGCAGATACGATTATGATGACACAAGGATTTTATCAGAGCAATGCGGGAGCAGGCTTCCGCGAGTACCTGACTTCGAGTATGAGCGATATGTTCTCGCTCGACCTGAGCAGATGCACGTTGATAGAGTGTATTAACAAGATGTGCGAAATCAAGTCGCGTTCGCATCCGAAGATCAAGCAGAACTATCGTATGCTGGTCAATAAGCTGGAGGACATTGAGCGGCAGTTCGGTTGTACCATCATGCCTGCCATGATCAGCAGCGTGTTCTGGAACCACTTTGTACCGTTCCTTGCTGAACAAGGTCTAAAGTATTCCACCATCGGACATGTGAAGGCAAACCTGATTGCGGTGCTCAACTGGTCATCCAAGTATGGCGTAAAACTGAATCCAAGTTACTCAGAGGTGGACATCCCGAACTATATACCCAGCAAGATTTCGCTCACGCCCGACGAAATAAGCCACATCTATCACTTCAAGATTGGTCAAGAGCCGACATATAGTTTTCGCTCTAAGAAGGTGATGAAATTACGGAAGAACAAGATCGAGACATTGGAACGAGTGCGTGACATGTTCGTGCTGGGCTGCAACCTCGGACAGCGATACTCCGACCTGGTGCGCATCAGTCCTGAGAATTTCCGCAATGGGCAGTTCTCGATAGTCCAGCAGAAGACCGGCAATAAGTGTTTCGTGCCTATCAACTCGCTGAGCATCGACAGCCGTATCACCTTTGCCATACTGGAGAAATATGGCTACCATGCGCCATATACGGGCGACATCAACAACTACAACACGTATCTTCATGAGCTACTGCACCACATCGGTGAGGACTTTATGGACGAGGTGCATATCGACAACAAGATTAACGGCACGATTACACGTGAAACGAAACGCAGGTATCAGCTTATATCTTCACACAGTGCCCGCCGATCATTCGCAACCATCAACACATTAAGGAACATTCCGCGCAACAGGATACTGCGAGCGACAGGCCATAGCAGTGAGAAAGCCTTCAACCGATATATCTGCTACGAAGACGATTGAAAGATGAGCCCAAAACGGCTCATTTTTTTTCCGAAAACATTAGCAGACCAAGAATAGCAGGTGGCAGCGTTCGGAGCGATGTGCCAGCCTTTGACCAGGAGGATCTGGAACCGTATCTTTACGTTGAAAGTCAAACCAAAAAACTACCAGTATGTTTCAAATTCTGTTTTTTCGCTGATAAATTGCTTTTCAAATCACATTTCGTTTTTGGTGGAGAAAAATACGTTTCGTTTTTGAAAAGCGTCGCAAATCGTTTTTCCGTGATTATACTGCGGAACTTTGTGCCGGGGATAGATGCTGTGGCGTCTTCGACTACCGTGCCCATCAGTGCTCGTAGCGCTTCATCGGCGATGGAGAATGTGAAGAGCGATGGGACAGG